AAAGGAACTTTTGCTTCTGCTGGAGTTTACGTCCTTGATCAGGATCATGAGCTGGGTTGGCCTTCTTCCGCAAATTTCATGTTCAAGAAAACCGCGGGGTATGTCTACGCGAGAGGAAACCGTCTCCCTTTTTATTGGTTTGAAGCCGACAACGTACCCATGAAGTCTTCTTGGCTGGACGATCTCCAGACTGAGTACAACCTGGCACAGAAACCCTTTATGGGCGTCGTAGAAGATTCCATCGTAAGGAAGCCGGATACCAAAGAGTTCATTAGGAAGGACGGACAACATATGAATGGAAGTGGAATCTACCCTGCAAATTTTGTTCGTGCCTCACAGCTATTTGATTCGATTCATACTCATAAGGAAGCACAGCCTTGGGATATCTATCTGCGCTGGGAAATGAAGGGTTGTATCCACAACAGCAAGCAGATGATCAACAACTGGAAGAGCAAGGAATACGTTCGCACTTCCGACGGAATGATCGCCTGCACGGCTATGGATCCCAATCACCCACCCAAGTATGTTACCGACGCTATTGCCGTTGTGCATGGGTGTAAGGACGAGTCTCTTATCGATCTTTTGGAGAACAAATCAGCCAAGCCCTCTAAGAAATCAAAGTAATGGAGATCTCGACTGCCCCTTTAGATATTGCTGGACTCGATCCAGTAACAGGAGAAGTTCCTGAACGTAGAGTTGCTGATGTAGATGCGGCTCGTAGCATCTACGACACCATTTGGACAAGCGATCTTGGTAGCTCAAAAAACCGTTCTTTGGTGGATGCCATGTTTGGAGGTGCCCCTCCTTTCAATCCCGATGACCTAGTCGAAATCGGACAATCAGAAAGAACCAACATTGATTTCGGAATTGCCGCCGCAGTCAAAGATCAGGCTTTAGCTCAGTATTACGATCTGACTTCGAGTGTTCCTCGCCTAGCCTCGGTTCATGTTGACTACGGAACGGATGAACAGCGGGTCGAATGGGAAGGGATTATCGCCGAAGAGTTCCATCATACGCTGATGAACTGGACGGAGTTTGAGTTCAACCATCAGCTTCTTTCAGACCAGTTTGTTTCACATGGAGTGGGAGTTGCTTACTTCGAGGATGAGACCGACTGGCGTTATCGTGTAACCGGACTCAATGAGTTCAAGATGCCCCGCGGAACAAAAGCCAGCGAGGCTGAGATTGAAGTTGCAACCGTGGAGCGTGAATACCTAGCCCATCAGCTTTATGCTTTTATCCGAAATCCTGAAGTAGCCGAGGAACTAGGATGGAATGTAGATATGGTAAAGCAGGCACTTATGCACGCCTGCCTCGCCACTCCTACCCCATATCTTGCTGACTGGGAAAAACTCGAAATCGAACTCAAGAACAACGATCTACTCTATGGCAATTCCAAGGCCAAGAGGGTCAAGGTTGTCCATATGTGGGTTCAAGAGTTTTCAGGCAAAGTCTCTCACATGATTTTCCTTAAAGACCCGCTTCCGGCAGACACCGGATTCGGTGAGGCAAACGAGCAGTTCTTGTACGAGAAGTTCGAGCGTTTTGATGCCCCAACTCGTTGCTTTGTTACTTTCACCTACGGAATTGGAAATGGTTGCTACCACGGAATTCGAGGACTTGGGTACAAGATTTACCCTCACATCCAGCTCATCAATCGTATGCGGTGTGGCATGAGTGATGGGGCTCTTCTGTCTTCCGCACTCATCGTCCAGCCCAGTGATGCCAGCACTCGTTCCCTAGAGGATCTGACGCTGAACTACTTTGGGCCTTACGCCCTTTTCCCTGCCGGCCTTAAAATCGTTGAAAAAGCGGTTCCTGATTTCCGCGCCAACATGATGCCGGTATTGGCAGACATGACGCAGACTCTTCAGAACAATACGATCGGGTTTCAGAGCCGTGCCATTACTCCCGAAGGACAAGCTCGCACCGCTTTTGAAGTCCGCGCCCAACTTCAACAAGAAGCAACTCTTACCAGTGCATCCATCAACCTGTTCTACCATCCTTGGAAGCGTCTTCTTTGGGAGGTTTTCGTAGACTCAGCCGCAGGGACTCTTCTCCTTTCGAGCCGGGTGGCAAGGAAGCGGTAGCGTTTAAGAAGCGTTGCATGGAGCGCGGTGTTCCTGCCGAGGCTATCTACCACGTTACTGCTGTTTGGCCTGTCCGTGCCGTCGGTAACGGGAGCCCCGCCATGCGTAGTCAGGTGCTTTCCCAGATGATGTCCATGTATGGTGCTCTCGATCAGGAAGGTCAGGCACATCTTCTACGAGACAACATTGCCGCACTTGTAGGTCAAGAAGCGGTTAATCGGTACGCCAAACCTATTGATCAACCTCTTCGTCCCCCTATTGACGATAAGATTGCTATTCTGGAAAACGCCACCATGAGCCACGGAACCACCATTCCCGTATCTCCTGGTGAAGATGACTTTATTCATGCCGGTCGTCACTTGCAGGCCCTTGACGAACTCGATCAAGCCCTAGGGCAGGGTCAAGCAGATCCCAAGGCTTCCCTTATGGCGATGGAAGCATTTTTGCCGCATACAGCACAACACGTTCAGAGACTAGGGCAAGACAAGCTACGAGGACAGCAGGTAGGTTTGATGCGCCAGCGACTTCAGCAACTCAATGCAACTGCAAAGCGTTTGCAAGATCAGCTACAAGCCCAGCAGATCAACGCTCAGAAAGCCCAGCAGGCACAGGCTCAACGTAATGCAGAGCAACAACAGGCTCAGATAAAGATGCTTCAGCAGAAGGCCGCGGAAGCCGATGCGATGTCGCCAAAACTGAAACAGCAGATTTTGGAAAGCCAAGCCAAGATGCAGATGGAAGCACAACGTCATCAGCAGGAGATGGCTTTGAAGCAAGCCGAAGTTTCTCAGAAGCTCGCTCTGCGAGATGCTGAAACCGCCGCTAAAGTTAAAGCCGCCGGTATGCCGGCAGTACCTACGACCGTCCCGATGGCTCAACCCGATCAGGAATAGTAATAACCACATATATGACCACCATTAAAAAGCGATTCACTAAAGTCATAAAGAACGCCACAACAGGACGTACTAGAACCGTTCACTACGGACAGGCTGGAAAAGCTAAAGATGGCGGTGATCGCATTCGCCCAGGAACTAAAAAGGGCGATGCCTATTGCGCTCGATCCAACAAGATCAAAGGAGATTGGAGAAAAGACCCCAACTCCCCCAACAGCCTTTCTCGCAAGAAGTGGAAATGCCACGGAAACAAGTCCATGCGATAATTTATGCCAAGAGTCAGAGACTACGCCAAGGAGTATAGGGATTACCACGGTAAGCCCGAACAAATCAAACGTCGAGCCGAGCGCAATGCTGCTCGTGCAAAGATGGAAAAAGCAGGCCGAGTCCGAAAGGGCGACGGAAAGGATGTTGATCATAAAGATCACCGAACCAGCAATAACCGCCGTTCCAACCTTCGGGTTATGTCGGCATCTAAAAATAGGTCTCGCCAATAATGACGATCCTCGATTTTAGATCGAACGAGGCTTTGGTGACTGTGTTTTCACAGCTTATCAAAGCTCCCGAATTCGAGTTGGCGATTAACACAATCAAAGACGCCTACCTGCCCATCTCTTCGGAGCCTCCTAAAGGGGTTTCTTTTGAGACATGGAATAGTCATCAGAATACCCGCCGTGAGGGGTTTTATGAGGCCATTCGTCTTATCGAACTCATGGCAAAGCCAGTCTCAAAACAAAAAGAAATTTCAACCCGTGGCCTTATGCCATCGCTCGTAAACGAAGATACTTATGAACCCGCAAACTGACGCAAACCCCGAAACTAGCACCATGATTCCTCCTCCGCCTGATTTGGCAGAGTTCTCCAGCAAAGGAGATACCGGAGGAACACAATCGTTCGAGGCCGCCACCGCATTTGGTGCCGCCTTCGATAAACTAAAAGACGAGGGTAAGCTGACTTTTGACGAACCCGCTCCATCAACTCCGGCATCGGAAGCCAAAGCCCCTAGGGTGGACGATGATCCAGGTTTCAAACCCTCCGAGATTGTCAAAGAGGAGAAAGCTCCCGCCAAATCAAAAGTAAAAGAACCTGTAAAGGAAGAGACTAAATCCCCCGCGGATTCTGTTTTCCCTAGCGCAGAGGATCTCGCAAGCATCATTTCCCCCAAGAAAGATGAGGCTACGACTGCCGAAAGCGATGAGATTCCAGAGAACTTGAAGGGTGCTACCAAGAAAGCCCAAGAGGCTTGGAAGGAACAGCGTGAGGCCATCAAAGCCGAGAAAAAACGAGCTGATGAGCTTGCCGCTAGGGTAGCCGAGCTTGAGAAACAGAAGATCGACCCCACGGAACTTGAGCGTATTCGCAAAGTTAACGAAGAGTACGAACGCGAGCTTCAGGTAGTTCGAGTCGAAGCTACTCAGGAGTATAAAGAAGCCGTCTTGGTTCCTCTTTCTAAGGTTCAAGAGTCAGTCACTGGCCTTGCCACAAAGTACGATATCAGCCCCAAGGATCTCTTTGAATCACTTGCGGATCCAGAAGGCGATAAAATCACCGACCTAGCGGCTGGAATGAACGATCGTGATCGTTTCCGTCTGTACGAGATGGCGGATCAATTCTCGAAAGTTCGCACTATCCGTGACCGAGTTGTCAATAATGCCAAACTCGCCCTAGAGAAGATTAACGCCCACCGTGAGGAGCAGGCTAAGGTTCAGATGGAAGAGGGTAGTAAAGCTTACTCTCAAGCTATCGAAACCATTGGCAAAACAATCACCGAAGCCAGCCCTATCTTTAAGCGGGTCGAAGGAAATGATGAGTGGAACAAACAGCTCGACGAGGCTGAAGCATTCGCTAGGAATGCACAGCTTCAAAGCCCTGATCCCGCTATTAGGGCAGGTATTGCTTGGAGAGCGGCTCTTTCGCCGATGCTCTTTAACCAAGTAACCAAGCTCTACAGCGAACTAAAGGAAGCCCAGTCACAGCTCGCCAAGTACACCAGTGCGAAACCGAAGGCTGGGGGAGGGGCATCACCTGCTGACGTAGCCGGTGGCGGTAAGCCTCAGTACGACGACTTCCTCGATGCCCTAAAAGGAGAACTCAGGTTTTAGTTTTTAAGATCTAAAATAACGCCCTAGGGTTGTGACTTTATTGTTGCACCCTAGGGTGTTTTGGTGTAATAACCTGACCATGCCGGTTACAGGGCAGTAAATCTGTGGCAACAAAAACTGCGTGTAACCACTCTCGACCGCACGAGGGAACAAGAACTACTACTCTTTGCCCACCTCAAATGAGGAAAGGGACAACAAAGTGTAATAACCCCATACTTTTCAAAAATCATGGCAGCTCAAACAAATATCGAGCAGTTGTTCGTTGAGTGGTCTGGTCTTATCCGCAACAACGTGGCTAAGAACATTGTCACCAGCGACTTCTATCTTAAATATCTTCCCAAGGAGCCTTGGGTCGATGGTCAGGGTACCGCAATCACCTATCCGGTGTACGAGCGTACTCTTCCTACCAACCCTGTTACCTTCTCCGCTTGGCAGTCGTCCGGTGGCGATGGCGTTATGAATCCTGGTCAGAATGCCGACGGATCTCCGTTTGCTTCCACCCAGCAGAACGCTGACGGTACTACTTCCATCAATAACCAGGGCGATACCTCAGTATCCGGTGGTGTTGCCGGAATCGTTGGTGGCGGATCCTATAGCGCAGGTAGCAACATCGATTCTTTCGGTGTTACCCTCCGCACTGCTTCGCTCAAGAAGGCCGCTCTGAACTCACCCAACATCGATCTGAATGACCTTCAGTTCGCATGGCAGGTTGAAGATCAGGTCAAAAACGTCATTCGTGTCCTCTCTGAGAACACCAAGTACGTCTGGACAAACGCCTATCAGGACGAGTACATCGCCGCTACGGGTGCTAAGATTATCGCCGCCGCTGGTCTTCCAGAGGGCACGACTAGCTTCCCGCTCACGGCTCCTACCAGCCGCCTCACCTGGGGTATTCTGGAGTACATCTACGAGCGTCTCGGCTACAATGGTGGTTCCATCAATCCGTTCATGCGTGTTGATGAGACGACCCCCATCTATGCAGTTGTCGGCGAGCGTTGGACGTTCCGTGATCTCCTCATGGATGACAACAACGTCCGTCAGGACTTCCGTTTTGCCTACCAGGGCGACAGCAACGAGAAGAGCAATCCTCTCCTTGCCGCTCCCGGCCTGAACGGTGTCTATCGTGGATTCAAGTTCTTCAACATCGAGCTACCCCCACGGTATGACCTCGTTGCCGGAGCTTGGGTGCGTCGTTTCCCATACAGCCCCCTTGCCACCACTCGTGGTGATGCTTGGGAAGTCCAGCAGGCTTACAAAGCCGCCGCTTACACGGACACGGCTGTGTACCATCAGGATGTTCTCAAGATCCTCATTCCGAAGCCAAAGGTTTCGGGTGGCGGAATGACCTACAATCCCCAGTATTCATGGACTGGTGAATTTGTATGGCGTAACATACCTGACAGGACATCTAACATCGATGGAAGCATCGGTTTCTTTAGGGCTTTATATGGTTATGGCCCTAAAGTTGAGCGTCCTGATCTCGGTTTCGTGGTGCGCCACCAGCGTGCCCCTCGCGGAATCTCTGATCTGGTTCCCGTCGGCACTCCTGACGCCAGCTACTAATTAGAACAGCCCCTCTACCTCAACTGCCCTAGAGCCTACAAAGCCCTAGGGTAGCCAGGTGGAGGGGCCTTCTACTTATGAAACCTCACAAATCACTTTTGATCATCGGCATCGCCGCAAAAAAACCTATGGAAGACGACAATAAGGTCATTGAATTCCCAGCCCCAAAAGGCTTCACCCCTCCCGATAACGCCAAAGAGGGTGATACCTTCGAGGCTCTCGCCACTCTGCGTATGCAGGCTGACGGGGTTCTTCAGCTTGATGCCATCGATGGTATGCCTGTGATGCACGACGCAAAACAGGAGATGATGGAAGATCAAGACCAGTCCCCTGAAGAAGATCAGCATGAAGCTGAAATGAACGAGGATCAGGAAAGCGCAACAAGCACCCAGCCTAGTGAAGACGAAGCTGATCAGGGTGAGGATGGCGATTTCTTGAAAGCCGTCATGGGCGGTCTGAAAAAGAAAGGGATGAATAAATAATCCCCTAGGGGATCTCAATGATCACCGATCCGAAGCGTCTTACCGACGGATTCAGGGGGTTACCAGATGGTATGGATGGCAGTCGCCTTCCGCCTCTGGTGCCTCCTACTTCCGTTTGGTATGCTGAGAACGTCTCTTTCCGAGACGGACTTGGTGCAAAGACCCGTCCGATTTTCAACGAGATCCCTCCTTCTTTTTGGAGGCCATCTGTTCGTGGAGACAACGGACAGCTAGAATCTACGGTACTTGGAGATCAAATAACGATTGCCGGATACGGAGTCACCACATCATCGAGCAGATACAACCTGTTCGTCCAACAAGCACTTAATTTTCAAGGAGTATATTTTTACAACGATCCTCGTTTTGGAAATCCTGCCCAAGTAATTGTTGTCAGTAGCGGCGTTATTGTGGCTCTTAACTTTGCCGCTAGAAGTTGTTTTGTTCTCAATTTAGATTCGACCGGGGCTATCAAGTTCCTCAATCCTTCTTTGCCTGTCTATATGTGTCAGGCAGGTAGATTTTTGATTATACAGAATGGATATGATACTCCTCAAATCTACGATGGGTATCAGTTAAGACCCTCAACTGCATTTGGGAATGGAGTTAATGTAGTACCAGTAGGAAAGCAGATGGCCTTTGGTCAAGGTCGTCTTTTTGTTGCAAACTCTGATGGTACACAGATTACCGCAGGGGATCTTATCTACAGCGGAAGTTCTGCTTCGGTAAACATTTCCTCAATTACTCCACCTTCTTTCAAGGTAACTGCCTCCATAGTACAACCTACAAGCTACCCTGTAACTGCTTCGGTAACTGGAACAACCTGCACATTGACAGGTACAGGGCTCCCGTTCACCGCCGGTAGCGTATTTTACATCACCAGTAACAATTCAAACGACTCTACGAATGCAGTTTTAGAAGCCAATTTTATTGTGGCATCAACTGCAAACGCCACGACAATTACCTATCCTGTACCTAATGGAACAAATGCTCCGGTAGGAAAACTTTCGATAAGCCAACCGATTGCAACGTGCACACTTTCTGGAGTTCAGATGCCTGTAGTTCCTGGAGCTAGTTTTTTAGTTTCTAGCGATAATACCTTGGATGTTTCAAATGGTGCCCTAGGGACATTTGTTGCAGGAACCCCCACAACTCCTACTACCATAACGTATCAAGTGCCGGCAGGCACGACATTACCTGTTGGTAATCTTATGGTGAACTATGGGTTCCCTGGCTATGTCACGGTGTCAACTGCAACACCTCATGGGTTTTCTGTGGATAGCGTCGTAACGATTCAGGGAACTACTACAACAGCCGCTTTGAACGGAACTTTTGTGGTTCAGCAGATCTTAAATTCTACGGCATTTACGATTGCGGTAGATGGCTATGCTTACGGGTTTGGTACCGGAGGAACTGTAACTCTGACAAACTCCGGTCAAGATACTGATCTTTTGAATTTTACAGAGACTACGTTCCTAGCCGAAGGGGGAAACCTATCCATCCCTGCTGATCTAGGAACCATTGTCACTATGAACTTTGTCCCCTTGCAGGATACTTCGACGGGTCAGGGTGACTTGGTCGTTCTTTGCAATCGAGGCGCGGCTTCCATTGCGGTAGCTGTAGAACGATCTCTTTGGAGTCAAACACCTGGATTTCAACGAGTTCTCTATCGAGACATTGGAGCTGTTTCCGATAGCACGGCTATTGTAAACGGGGACTTATTTTTCCGGTCTTTGGATGGAAATGGTATACGGTCATATCGAAGCGCACGAGCCGAGTTTACGGGGTATGGTCAGGTACCTATATCAGCAGAAATTGATCCCATTCTAAAACAAGATACTACCTGGTTGCTGGGAAACGTTTCTTTCCTTTACCACAACGACAGGCTGTTGATGACTTGCCTGCCTGAACAATTTCCTCCCCAAGCCGGAGACCCGTCGTCCATCAGCACGCTTCCTATTTACTATCGAGGAATTGTCGCTTTGGATTTTAGGGCGGTTGCAAACGGGCATCTAAGCGGAACTGCGAAACCGGCGTTCGATGGCGTTTGGACAGGGCAGAACATTCTTAGGATCTTTGGAGGTAATGATGCTGGTGTTAAGAGAGCATTTTTCCTTTCCTACAATACAACGTCAGTAGGCACACCTGGAGTAGGACTCTGGGAGATCGTTGAAACTGGTGAGTGCGACTTAGGTACTCAAGGGCCAATTCCAATTACAAGTACCCTGATAACCAGAGCATACAATTTTAACGAAAATATGGCTTTGAAAAAGCTGATCCGGCTTGATCTCTGGTTTGACTCCATAGAAGGAGGCCCAAACAGATCGGTAATCGGAAGCGTGTCGTATAGACCTGACGATTGGCCTAGTTGGATTCCTTGGGCAACGATTACTAAGACTTCAAATTCTGAGACGGTACCTGGCAATTACGCACTCTATCCCACACTTTCTGACGGATATGCACCGCAACTAAGGCTACCAGCTCCTTCCTACCCAACATCTTCAGCAGACGCTACAGCCAATACTTATAGCTCAAAACCTTCTGCCCTAGGGTATGATTTTAATTTTCAACTTTCTTGGACAGGCCATGCCCGTCTGGGTCGTTTAATGCTCCATGCTCTAGAGATCGTAGAGCCAGTCGGAGGAGGATCGATATGATCTTGCTTGTAACTCTACCCTAGTGTAATAACCTCATAACCTATGGCCTTAATCCCCGGAACCTTACCTACTGGAACGAATTTTCCTGGTACTCCACAGGCTCTCCTTAATCTTCTTTCCTCATACTTATCCGCTCCTCCATCATCTAGGCAGTTGTTTGTTCAGCCTACTTCCGTTGGTGTCCCTACTGATGGAACGGCTCTTTGGTACAACACCGGAGCCAATACCCTTAACGTATACTCTAACGGGAGCTGGAATACTCCGACGGTTGCCAACGGTGCTATCTCTGCTAGTGCTATTGCTACTGGTGCGGTAAATACCAATGCGATTGCTACCGGCGCAGTCACCACATCTACGATTGCCCTAGGAGCAGTTACTCCTGGTCTTTTATCGGCTGGAGCACCTAGCTGGACTACGCAGGGAGCTTTAACTGTCCCTGGTGCCGTTACCGCTACCAAGTTCTACGGTGATGGTACGTCCTTGACGCTACCGACGGCGGCTCAAGCCATACCTAGCGGAGCAATACTTCCGTTTGCTTTCAATACTACACCTTCTGGTTGGTTGATCTGCGATGGAACCGCCTATTCTAGGAGCACCTATTCGGCTCTCTGGACTGCGCTAGGAACTACTGCAAGCCCTTATGGGCAAGGCGACGGATCGACCACATTCAACGTGCCGGATCTCCAAGGGCAATTCATCAGGGGTTATGGAGGGAATTCTGCCGCTTTTGGAACTAAGCAAACAGATGCTCTGCAAGGTCACTACCATTCCGCCACAACAAACGCGAATCCTGCGCCTGGAATAGGAGTAACCTCTTTTAACAATTACGGAATCAATAACAGTCAATACGGAATTAACGGCGTTAATGTAACGTATAATGGAGCGGGTACCGTAACGGTTACAAGTCCCACGACTGACGGAACCAATGGCACTCCTAGGACTGCCGCGGAAACACGCCCCTCCAACATTGCGATGCTCTACTGCATCAAAGCATAATGAGCATTTCCATAGGAACAATCACACCTTTAGCTCCTGGCTCTAAGGCAACTGCAAGCCTTACAGGAACAGCACCTAATCAGGTTTTGAATCTTGGGGTTCCCCAGAACGTAAGCTCTGCCGCCTCTGTTCCTGTAGGCCCAACTCAGATTAACGGAGCATCTGTTCCGATCAGCGTGAACATCCTAGGTGCTAATGCCCTAGGGCAGATTGTGGATAATTCTTCCATTGTTCTTTCAAACAGCACAACGGGTAATGCCGCTACCGCCTCTGCGCCTCAAGCTGGTTCTACTTTGGCTTCTTTAATACCCGCTTCGTGGGGTTCTTTTACTAATCCTCTTGGGGGAGGCGCATTAACTAAAGGAGGTGGATATAACTTTGGATCAATTAGCACAGTACCTATCTCCTCGCTTCCATATCCTACATATCAAGCCTACAGCATAACATTCACAACTCCTCTAAATAATACAAATTATGCGGTTTTAGTTACGGGTCAAGGGTGGGCAAACATACAGAGCGTAAGCACTACCGGATTTGTTGTATCTTTTTATACCGCTTCATCCACCGGAGCGCTGTTAATCAGCAAGCCTCTTTTTGGGAACTTTGTGGTTTATTCTAATTAGTATGCCATCCGCCATCTACAATCTTATCTTTGACAAGGGTGCTGACTACAACTTCGGCCTTGTATTCTCGGATCAGAACGGAAATCCGCTTAATCTTACCGGAATAACGATTACTGCGCCTATTTATGCAAAAGAAGGGGATGCGAATCCTATTTCTTCTTTTGCAGTTACTTTGGATTCCTCAACCGTAGGACGAGCTATCTTCACCCTTTCTGCCACCGCAAGCTCTTCTATTATTTACAGCAAGCCTTACTTTGAAGTCTGGCTTCAGTATCCCTACAACGGAGCACATAGCCGCTACCTTAGAGGCATAGTCAACTTAGATAAATAGTATGAGCGGAGCCGTAAACGTCACATTTCAAGATCTAGTAAGCACTGAGACGATTGTGGTTGACTCAGGTGTTTTTGTTAACAATTTGCAAAACGCCTCGATAACTCTATTGCCACTTAGTTCTAATCCTACGGTTTCCATAACTGGAAATGCCCCTAATCAGTCAATTAACTTTGGCATACCCGCAGGTATTACCCAATCACAAGCCATCGCTTTTTCTGTAGCTCTATGAAACAAATCGCAACCTCATATTCCGTATCTGGAAACCAAGTAACTCTTACAGGTGTTAATGTACCTTTGTCTCAGGTTACTTTGATATCGGATGTAAGTACCGGAACAGTGCTTTATTCAGTGGCCGGCCCCGCCGCCACAAGTTACGTCCAAGGAACAAATTCGGTAATCACGTTGGCTACTGCTCCGGGATCGAATGACGGACTTTATATCGCTTATGATGATGGAGTAAAGACCACGAATGCCCCGACAACGGTAACCGCCAATGTAACTTTTCCTGCAACCCAGAATGTTTCTTTGGTTAGTTCCAGCGATGCTACTGCTATTCCGGTAACCGCAAGTAGTTTGCCTCTCCCTACAGGTGCCGCTACCGCAACAAATCAGGCTACTGAAATCAACTATCTCAATACGATTGCGGGAAATACAAACTCTGGATCTGCAATCACAGGGCAAAACCTAGGGTCAGGGTCGGGTGTACTAGGGTGGCTATCTTCAATTTACAAACAACTGACAAGCACTCTTGTCAGTCAGATATCAGATGGAGTCAACACCTCCAATAAGGTAACCGTTTCTGCTTTTCATAACCAAGATAACACCACTACTGGGACGGGTTATGGTATCTTGACGGGGGGAGTTGCTCAAGTTCTTAACCCTGCTGGCACAATCGATCGTCAGCGGAGTACCGGATTTGATAATATCCCTTCTAGAGGCGTGGCTACTGGGTCTCAACAGCTTGCCTCCGCCTTAATGTCTACGACAGTCACCAGCGGAGCAATCAATGGAAACAATCTCCCACAGAACGTGACTTTGGCGGCTTTGTCTTTTACCTTCCGAGGAGCAACCGGAACTATTCAACCTGGGTCTATCCTTTTGGTCGATGGCGGAAACACAAACCAAGAGTATGTTTATGTTAACTCAGTAAATACCGTAACTAATTCAGTTAACGGTATTTTCTACAATAACCATGCCGCTAATGTCACCGTATCGACTTACTCCTACAATCAAGCCAAAGATGCTACCCTAACTGATGGGTCTACAACTGCTGGGGTTCCGGCTGGAGTAATGTTTTTCTGGAACGCATCGTTGAATAACGGAGTTGGCGGTCTGGAGATGGAGCGTTCTTTCTCCGGCGAGCTTACTGGAGCCACGGGTCAAGGTGCCGCCTGTGCCGTTGTTTACGAGGATGCCAGTGGTGGCCCTGTACTAGCAACAGGAATACCTTCTGGAAAACGACTTTTCCAAGGTCAATCTATGGTCGGTAAAGGATACGCAAGTGCACCAATAACCGCTAGTGTAGCTGGAAATACCAGTCTTGTTTTCTCTTCGGCATCTGCCGCTCAGACAATTCCTGCGGGTCATGCTATTAGGCTTACCGGCGGCGCAACCGCTGAGACTGTGTTTTCTTCTAGCACATGGGTTCCAGGGTCAAGTGCCACGGTTCCGTTGCAGTCTGCGGTAGTAAATGCAGGTCAGACCACCGCTTCTTGGGACATCTATAGTGCAAATGGCCCCGGAATTTCAGGCTTTTTGCCGCACGGAATCGGAATTGAGGAAGAGGCAATTTTTGATCCGGTTACAAACCTTTACTACATCGAGCGTTCCGCAACTCAAGATGGAGTTTCTTCTCAGAATATCGTCCTAGAGTCACCTGGGCTGTGGAACGGGTCTTCAATGGATCGTGCTCGTGAAGTCATTGGAGATGCACAATCTGCGACAGGTCTTCCTGCTGAAGTTCCGATGCTGTTTAATGGAACAACATACGACAGGGCTCGTTCGGGGCAAACGGCACCCATTGCCGCGACAGGACTACAAAACGAGATTACTATGTCAGTGTATAATAGCACTGCTCCAACTGCCACAAGTGGTCAAGCGGTACCATTACAGGGAGACTCTGCCGGAAGGTTACTCGTAAAAGACCATAACGCCGCCGCCTCCGGTAGTGCATTTCTCACAGGAACTGGATCTGCTACGGGCAACTTCTATGCAGTCCAAGTGCTTACCAACACCATATTTGCAACTCTAACGGATTCAACTCGTACTGGTTCAACTATGACGGGTGTAACGATACCGGCTGGAACTACTTTCTTCGGTAACATTACCTCTATTGCTCTTACCAGCGGAACGATTATTGCGTACAACGCTTAATGCCCTCCCTAAGCCTTAAACTAGCCCTAGGGGCATCGATTGGCGGGATTTACACTTCGCCAGTCACATCAGCCCCCACTTGGACACCTTACGGGAGTTATACCGCAGGGCAGTATGTTTGGTATTCCGGCAACATCTACCAATGTTCTTTGGCAACTTCTTCGGTTGTTCCTACCAACCCTTCAAACTGGCTGATCATTGGTAGCGGTTCAGTAATCTTTGATTCTATCTCGACTACTTGGTTTAACGCAGTTTCCGCCGCAGGATCTTCTATTTCTGCCCAAAACCAGATATCGATTAACACGTTCTTGGTATCGCTGAATAACGCAGGAGTATGGAGTTCAATCCAACAGGCAAACCTGCTTGTCGGGCCAACGTCTATTGCGGGTGCGCTAGTTCCATTGGCGGGTACTGTAACCAACAATAACTTTGTTGCGGCAGACTACAATTACCTGACGGGGCTTATGGGCAATGCAGGAAACAAGTATTTGATTACCGGATACGCTAACAACTCAAACGCAAGCAAGCATATGTACGTCTGTGCTACGTCCATGCCCACAAAAACAACGGCCATGTTCTTTATGGGGTCTGGAAACACTTCGGGAGACGGTAGGATAGAGATGCCGACTGGCGTGGGTAGCGGAATCTCAATGGGTCTTAGCTGTACCACTACGAACTATACAAATACCCTCTCGGCTACCAATGGTTTTGGAATGAACCACAACAGTTCTACTACGACGATTCCGTACATTAACGGTAACCTCACCACAATCACCGGAACTGCTCCCACCCAAACCACCGCAAACTATGGAGTTTTCTGCGGAAATACGGCAGGTGCGAGTGATGCAAGGATTGCTTTTTATTCCTTGGGGGCTTCCGCATCTATCCCGATCATCGATACCTGCGTAAAGACTCTTCTAACCGCTCTTGTATGATAAATGATACCAGAGTAATATCCGCATAACCTATGGCAACCCTGTACACAACTGCTCTTCAGATTCTTGCACCCGTCGTGGACAACGGCGTGTTGCCAGGTGACCCTAGGGTGGCCGCTCGCCTGGATGAAGCCCAGCGGAGGCTGATCAATCAGTATAACTTTGTTTCTGCCAGGGAAGAATCACTAGAAACCGCCCTAGTGTGGCAAGCCGGTGGAACTAACCCAGGATTTGCGGACTCCACGTTGATTCTTGATGACATCGATTCAACAAAGTTGATGGTTCTTTGTGCTTTTCGAGAAGAAAACAACCAGATCGATATGGCTGAAGGGCTTGAGAAAAAAGCTTTTGGTTACGTCGAGCGTGACATTGTTGATAACGTAAGTAGGGCTAGATACGCCCTTTTTTCTTCTTTGGCTTTGTCTGATCAAAACACTTTCGGTGGTTTGGTGGGGCGTATCGGATTGGAAACCTTTGAAAGTTACAAAGCACCTAAAGCCCGTCTTCAGAGTTTTGTTAATCAGGGATACCAGCAGGCTATCGACCACTACAATTTCATCGTTCGTAACGAGCAGGCAGAGCTTGCTGTAATGAGCTACAGCCCACTGGTTAACGATACCGACGCATTTCCCCAGATTCTTCCGGCGGAGGTTATTCGTGGGTTTGTACTTTCCATGCTGTCGCAGAATGCTGACAGCGAAGTCCAATACACCAGTGGAAAAGAACTTCAAAACTTCAAGGCGGAGGCACAACAGCTCATCGAGCGTAACGTACAAGCCGCAATCCAACGCCAAAGGTATGAAAATCGTAAGAACAACTTTGAGACCTTGGATCCATCTACCTTCGGATATCACTGGGGTCGCATCGGATTGGATCTAGCGAACGGGCTCCAATACTCCGATGATCAAATAAAACGTGCTGTAAATACCGCCGAAGAACTTCTGATGAACGCCGGCAAGTGGGTTGGCACCATTGATACATACGTTCTTCCGGTTGTTACGAGCGGTGAGGTTTTCCTCCCTAGGGAGGTTGAGACTGTTTTGTTCGCACAATTTGGAAGCAATCCCCAACCTGTCTACGATCGATTCAACGAATGGATGATGGAAGGAAGCGGATTGAGAACCGACGACCAACCTTGGCGGTATTCGTTTATCGATCGCGGCGAGGGTATCGATCCTATAGATGGGCATTTGAAGCGAAAATACTTTGTGAGTTATCCAGACGATGCCGGAGCCAGCATGGCTGACCGATACGGGGGAGAAGCCTTTGCACCTTATTAAACCATGAGCACTCCTGTAACTGTTAACATCTCTAATCAAGTATATGCGTATATGCCAAACACGGCATTTTCCGCTGTCTACTCTACAACACCGGCAAATGTAACTTGCTCGGTAACCTACACTGATGCCCTAGGGAACGTAACGACATCAGCTCCTTCTGCCATAGGTAACTACACTGTTACGGTTACTCCGACTCAATCTGGGTACACGGGATCTGCCGCAACCGCTATAATGACAATTAGCATTGTTACCATTTTAGCTAAAAAGCGACCCATAGCCCATGTAGCTGATTCGGAAACCATGATTCTTAGACACTATCGGGCGATCCTTGAGACAGTTCAGTATATTCTCTCTGATGGAAAAGCCGGAACGCTCGACAGTCCTAAGCAACTTTTGGCGGCTCAAGTTAGCCAAAACTACTTTAAGCAGAACATGAACTCACCTCATAACAAACGAGTTGTCAGTTTCCGATAACTGGTGTAATAACCTTGCAACCTTTTTCATGGAAGCCCCTGTACCTACACCAGAACCCGCCCTAGAGTCAGAGTACCTGATTGACCAGTTGGAGGCAGGCTTGGCTTCTAATCAGGAAAATCTTGTCGATCTTCCTCTGAAGCATCTCTTTACGCCGGGGCTTTACCTGCGTCAAATCTTCATGCCAGCCGGTTCCGTTGTGGTTTCACGACGCCACCTTACCGAACATCCCTTCATTGTCTTAGAAGGGGTAGCGGAAGTCTTTGACGAAAAAGGTGAGTTTATCCAGACCCTAGAAGCTCCTTTTGTCGGAGTTACAAAGCCAGGTACCCGCAGGGTTCTCAACATCATCAAGGACTCTGTATGGCTCACGGCTCACGTTACAGACCTCACGGATCCTAATGAGATCGTTGCGACCATTACGGAGCACAACAACAAGCTCATGCCTGAAGGGTTCGTGGATCAGGCTTTCGAGAACACAAAGGAGTTGCCGCTATGACAATGGCCGCTATTGGAGCTTCGGTTGCCGTCGGTGCCCTAGGGGCTGGGGCTAACTATTTGATCGGACAGTCAAATAAACCTAGTGCATACAACCCAGGAGCAAACAATTTCCTAGCACAGCAACAACAACAGGCACTATCCGATCTTGCGGCTAAGTATCAAGGTCAGGTTGCCGGGTATGGTCAGAACTTCCTCACCGCAGAACAGGGACTGGCTAACACATACGGAACTCAAGGTGCAGGAGCTTCTACGAACTACCTGACCAACACAGGCAATTACCTTAGCAACTACGGCAACGACATCTCGAACCTTGCGATGGGGGCTCCACAGAATGAGCTAAACGCCGCGCAATCAGGGTTGGGCTTTAACGTAAACAACCTAGGGCTCTACGGGGGCATTGCCAATAACCTCTCTAACCAAGCCCAGAACTCTCAGATTGGCCTGGTAAATAATGCGTTACCCTCGTGGCAACAGCAGTATTCACAAGGAATGGAGAATGCAGGCCAGATGCAACAGGGTCTCATTGCCTCAGATGTTCAGGGCAACGTGGGTCGCACCGCCGGATTCAACGCTCTTCAGTCAGGTGTAGGTGGGGGGAGCGGATTGGGTCGCAACCTTACCGCTCGTGATCTGGGGCTGACCTCGATGCAACTGCAACAGCAGGGAACGGCGCAAGCCCAGTCCCTAGGACAGCAACAGTATGGAATGGAGGTGGCGGGACTGCTTACCAACCCAAATGCCATCTACAACAACTCTGGCGTAAATTCTGGTCAGGCCATGAACGCAGGTGCCCTAGGGACGAATATCGCCGCTACTGGGCTACAGACCGGACTTCAAGGAGGTCTCTCT